ACAATGAACAGCGATGATACACAGGTATTATTAACCAAAGCCTTACGCGGTGAGCCATTAACCGAGGAACAGGCTGCATACGTTGCCCAGGTTGCCCAGGACAATACAGAGTTCAGACGCAGGATAGAAAAACTTGAGGTTAATATTAAAAAATGGGGTCTTAGGGGAGCGGCTTTGATCGCAACCAACTTCATTAACGATATCTTTGGTCATCTGATACAATAACGGTAATAACTGACAGGGTAAGACTATGCCGACAGTAAACACTTTCTTTATCAATGGCGATGGTGGCTCAGATTCTAATGGTGGCACTAATATCGACAGTGATGCCTTTGAGACAATATGGGGAGCAATACGCCAAGCAGCCTTTGAAGCAACCTCCGTTGACGTTTACCACTTTGAAATATCGGGCGGTGTATCGGGGCTGACCTACCAAGAAAATGCCAATTTTGCACTCCACTCAGGTACAGCCGTTTACGGGATTGGGGAAGGTGGTCTTGGGGGCTCGTTCCCTGAGCAAGGTGAACTGGGGGAAGGCTACGAGATACGAGGCAGTGAACAAGTAGGGCACTCAGGTCTAGTAGCTATTGATGGGTCAACTGTTACAGGCAAGACCTTCGACGCGGTAATCATTTCTAATCGAAAATTCACTACGATCAAGAACATTTGGATACACAGCACAGGCATCCTGAACGACCCAATTTTTCTAAGCACCAACAACGGCGGCTCAATTATTGAAGATTGTATTGTTGAGCAGGGCGGTCATGGGATAAATATAGACAATAGTGAAGATTTTATTGTTAGGCGGAATTTAGTCTACGGTCAGAACGGCGCCAATAGCTCGGCTATAAAGTGTGAGAACAGTATCAGCCCTACCTCTACAAACGGCTTAATAGAATCCAATCTAGTTATAATGGGAGGCTCATCCACAGGAACAGCCGGTCATTTTGCCCTTCAATCATTCGAGTGCACAGACATCCAGTTCCTTAATAATACAGTTATCGATACCAGGACTGATGGTATAGGCGTATTAAATAATAGTGCGAATGTCGAGATTAAGAACAATATCATTATAGGCTCAACTTTTAATGGAGCGGCGGGTACGGGAAATGCTATAGGTATTGACTCTACTTCCACTGTAGGTTTAGACATTGATAACAATTCATACTTTGGGACAGATATCCTTGATGCTAAGTTTCACTTTGGCGGATCATTTGCCGCAGTATCGGGATGGACAGGCGGATCACAGGACACTGGCCTAACAGCTTGGCAATCGACCCTTACTACAGCCTCAGTAACAGGGGCAGACGCTAACTCAACAGAGGTTAAGCCAGATTTAGTAAGCTTTGATACCACAGGCGATCCTCCTACCGCCGATAACTTCAAGCTACTGTCTTCTGCCCTGGCACAGATTCAAACGGGTGTTGATGCGGGGGTTATCACAGACTATGACGCAGTATCATTCCTTGATCCGCCTAATATGGGCGCATTTGCTTTATTTATCGGTGAGCTTGCTGCACCCATACTATCAACACCCTATTCAAACAGAATGAATATAAGCGGCGATGTTGTTTCGGCTATAGACTTCAGTGAGGGATGGCTTGGCGCCATAAGCTTTGTAATAACCGGCCTTCCTAATGGCCTAATAGCAACCGGCGCATCAGTAGCAGGAACAATAGTGGCCCCAACAGGCACTTTTATCACCAATATCGCCGCTACCAATGGAGGCGGAACCACTAACGCACAATTCCAGTGGACCACACTAACTACCGGCGATCCTACATCAGGGATCAACGTATCAATCAATAAAGTCATATAGGTGAAATCATGCCATTAGTCACAGCAACACTAACCGCCGCTAATCCATCGCTTAACCTGTCTAACTCGGCAGGCAGTATTGAGATAGCGGGTAACTTCAGCGGACCCGCAACCGTTACACAGAATCTAACTGGCGGATCAGTTGCTATCGATACATTTACAGCAGCAGAGACATTCTTTACAAACGCCAACAGGCTGACGTTTAGCGTTGCCGGTGCTGATGGATCAACCGCTGTAACTATTCGCTGGTACGATGACAAGAAGAACTAGGGGGAATCATGGCCTTACATCCATCAAGTCATAAGCCTATCAAGCGCAAGAAGACCAGGAAGGCAGCAAAGAACCGGAAGAAGGGCAGAACTAGCCATAAGTAGCGTTTATGATACAATCCCCACATATTCACGGGGTTAATACCATGAACATTGAAGAGTTCAAGCAATCAGTAGTACCCAGGCAGATAAGGCTTGATGACACCGATAAGCTAAAACATGGTATGGTTATCGCAACAGAGGCCAACCCTGACTTACCTTTAATGATCCACAGTGTATTAAATGAGAACGATATAACTGTGATTGAAGTAGACGAAACATTTCACTAACAGCAATAACCGAGAGGACTGCTATCACATGAATAATTCAACTCAAACACTAAAATCAAGAGATGACGTCGCCCGCCTTATTCGTGCGCAACTAGACCATGAGGGTCGTACATTAGAGAAAGGGGATATTTCAGGAACATTTCATTACGGGTTGATGGAGCTGAGAGAGCTTCTAGATTTTATCTATGGGAAGCCTAAAGACGGAGACTTTCTTTTGCTTTCAGGCGTTAAGCATACCAATGGATATATACATAAGGGCTTTGACGGGCTTCCATCGGTCACAGACATCAAGCCCACAGATATTATGCCCGATGTAACCAAGATTGAATTTGTGGTTGATAGCCTGGATGGTGATAAGTAATGATGTACCTAGTAAACAGCGACAATCCAGCGGCAATTAACTTAGCCAAAAACCTATCAGAAAGCTCCCATATAGAGGGGGCTATCATTCCCTGCTCTAAGGCTGAAATGGATTGCTATGGTTCAGATGATTTTCAGGCCATCAATCTTAACGATATATCAACAAGCTTGGTGACAGTCTACCCAGGGTCTAGCTATATATGTTTTGCTGACAACGAGACAAGCATTGCAGATATAGTCACTACAGCATCCCATCTTGATATAGAGATAGGTATTATTAGGGTGGATAAGTAATGCCTGAAGCAGTAAAGCTAACAGCCAAGCAGGAAAGATTCTGCGAAGAGTACATGATTGACCTAAATGCTACTCAAGCCGCTATCCGTGCGGGTTACAGCGAGAACACAGCCACAGTTATCGGAAGCGAGAACCTTGCTAAACCTTATATAGCCGAAAGGATATCTGTACTTAGGGCTGGGCTTAGTGCTGAGACGCTTGTGGATGCCAAGTACGTGATAAACGGGCTGCTAGAGGTACATAAGCGTTGCCTGCAACAAGAGCCTGTCATGGTGCGTGGTAAGGATGGCATGGAAGAGAGTGGTGAGTTTAAGTTCGAGCATTCTGGCGCTAATAAATCACTTGAGCTACTCGGTAAGCACTTGGGATTGTTTGTTGATAAGCAGGAAGTATCTGGCCCTGGTGGTAAGCCTATCGAGGTAGATCAGGACTGGAAAGTAGAATTTATTAATGCCCCTTCTTAAAGTTAATTCAAAGCTAGCCCCATTCCTTACTAAGTCTAAGCCCATCAAGGTCGCTATCGGTGGTCGTGGTTCGGGCAAGTCCATCGGCTTCGGTGATATATTCACAATGAAGATGGAAACCGAGAATGCCGATATATATTGTCTGCGTGAATACCAGGATTCAGTATTAGATTCAGTCCATCGTGTATTCGTTGATTCGATTGAGCAGCGGCTAAAGCTCAAAGGCTGGAACATACAAGAGAACAAGGTCATATCCCCCCGAGGTGCTAAGACTAATTACAAGGGCGCTTCTCGTAATCCTGATAGCATTCAATCAGCCCAGGGCTATAAGTATTCATGGTTTGAAGAAGCTCACAGGGCAAGCAAGCTATCACTTGATAAGCTATTGCCTACCATTATCCGCAACCCGGGCGCTGAATGCTGGTTTAGCGCTAATCCTCAATCATCTGGGGATGCCTTCAGTCAGCGATTTATAGTCCCATACCAGAAGGAATTAGACGCCCACGGTTATTATGAAGATGATATGCATCTCATTGTTGTTATTAACTGGCGTGATAATCCGTGGTGGAATGAAGAACAGGAACGGTTAAGGCTGTGGGATTACGAGCATAGGCCCAGGGCAGAGTATGACTGGATATGGGAAGGAAAATTCAACGATTCTGTTGAGGGAAGTATCATCAAGCCCGAGTGGTTCGATGCCGCAATAGACGCACACAAGATTGATAAGCTGAAGGAAGTATTTAAACCCTATGGAGCCAAGATAGCTGCTCACGATCCTTTTGACGATGGCGCTGATGCGGGTGGCCTAGCTATTCGACACGGCTCAATCATCCAGGAAGTCAGGAAGAAGGACAGAGGCGAGATAGATGAGGTCTGTGATTGGGCTGTTGATATTGCCAAAGCTGCAGGCGCTGACTGGTTTGTCTGGGATGGTGACGGCATGGGTACAGGCTTGAAGCGTCAAATATCCCTAGCCTTCGATGGGACCAAGACTGATTACTTTATGTTTAAGGGGTCGCTATCCGGTAAAGGCCAGGACAATGCAGAGAAAATATATCAGGCTGAGTATGGTACAAGACGGAACAACCCTAAGACTTATGCCGATACATTCAGGAATAACCGAGCACAGTATTATATTAAGTTGGCTGACAGGCTCTATAATACTTACAAGTGCGTTGTTAATGGTGAGTACATCGACCCTGATTTAATGATTAGCTTTGATTCTGATGGACTTGATGATATTCAAGGGCTCAGGTCAGAGCTATGTCGATTGCCCAGGAAGATGGATAACGATAACGGGCTTGAACAATTACTGAGTAAGAAGGAGATGAAGGCACTTGGCATTGATTCGCCGAATATGGCCGACCCTGTTATGATGTCGCTATTCTCCCCTACTGTTAAAAAGAAGCGTAAAGCGCTGAAATACAAACAAATGAGCATAGCCTAATGGCACAAATGAGTGAGTTAGAACTACTAGCGAACATTAACCGGGCTGAGCAGGATGCCACTATATTCAATGGCGAGTTCACCAAGGAAAACGAGCGCTACCTTCGCGAGTACTTAGGGCGTCCGTACGGTGATGAAGTGCCTGATCAATCCAGTGTAGTCAGCACAGACATTGCTGATGTGGTTGAGTCTGATATGCCATCACTTGCCCGCATCTTTATGGGTTCCGGCGACATCATAACCTTTCAATCCAATACCGATAACGAGGCTGAAGTTAAAGAGGCCGAAGAGAAGACCGAGTATATTAACTGGCTGGTCCGTTCGCAGCCTGATTCCTTCCATATCCTGCATAGCTGGATGAAAGACGCCGAGATTCAAAAGAATGGTGTTGTTAAGTACTCGGTTGAAGACTTTAAGAGCGTTGAAACGGTCAAGTATACTGATGTTGATCAGTCAGAATTGGCAGAGATTACCGAAAGCCTGAAGGATTCCAAGGTTGATAAGGTCAAGATAGAGGTTGCTGACCAGTTAGAGAATGAAGACACGGGTACATTCGACATTAGCTTTCGAGTGACCAAAGAGGTCAAGAAGCCCACTATTATCAATGTTCCGCCTGAATCATTCCTGATTACCAAAGCTGCTTCAAGCATGGACGATGCCTTAATGGTGGGTGATCGTATGCGTAAAACCCGGGGCGAGCTCGTTGCTGATGGATTCCCTAAAAATCTCATTGACATGCTACCTACCCAGGGTGATCAGGATGTAAGAGCTACCACACTTAACGATATTCGTAACCGGGACCAAGGCGGCTCAGATATAGGCACAGAAGACGTATCGGATTGGGCAGGTCAGCATGTTGACATCATCGATATGTATATCAAGATTGATTTCGATGGTGACGGTATCGCAGAGCGGCGCCACGTTATGACATCCGGCAATAACATACTCATCAACGAGCCCTTTGACCACGTACCCTATGCTTCACTCTCGGCAATTCTCATGCCGCATAAAGCTATTGGCCGGTCACGGGCTGAGATAGTCAGCTCAACACAGAAGCAGAAGACCGTATTACTTCGCGGCATGCTTAACAATATGTACATGGTTAACAATCCTCGCAACGTGGTCCATCCTGATATTGACCTTGACGATATGTTGACGGTAAGAACTAACGGCATTGTCCGAATGGATGACGATACACAGATACTGCCTCAGAATGCCGTGTTTCCTCTTCAGATTCCCTATATCGGTGATAGAGCTTTACAGGTTTTACAATACGTCGATCAAGCCAAAGCGCAATCAACCGGTGCGCTATTAGCTAACCAGGGTTTAGATGCTGATGCTATAGGCAGAGAGACAGCCACGCGATTCACAGGGATAGAGGAAGCAGGTGAAGCCAAGATAGAATTGATTGCCAGAAACTACGCCGAGACAGGCTTTCGTAAGCTCTATGAAGGCTTGGCATGGATGGTATCGAGGTTCCAGGATACTGAGACAGAGTTTAGAGTATTGGGTAAGGCCTTAACGGTTAACCCTAAAGGCTGGAAGTATAACCATCATATAGTCTCTAATGTGGGGTTAGGAGCCGCTAACAATGATCAGCTTATTGTTTCACTGCAGGGTATCTATGGTATTCAGCAACAGTTAAAGGCTCAAGGATCGGCATTAACCGACGAGAAGGACATTTATAACACTCTTGATCGCATCGTTAAGGGTCTTGGATTGCCGAGTGCTGCCGAGTTCTTTAATAATCCTGAAGAGCCCGATGACCTATTACGGGCAGAGAATGAAATACTTAACCGGGCATTACTCCAGGCTCAAGAGATGGTTCAGCAGTTGCAGAATCCATTGGCCGAGGCTGAGAAGATCAAGCAAGAAGGCAATCTGATCACTGCCCAGGGTAAGCGAGAGCTAGATATAGCCGAATTACTTCAGAGTTCCAAAGAGTTCCAGGAAGAAATGAAGCTTGAGATTGCGAAGCTGAAAGAGGATGCGCGACAGTCAGACAATAAAACTGCTGTTGACCTAACAAAAATTGAAGTCGATAGCGGCGTTGACGTACCAGGGTCCAGAGTATGAGCACAGAGGCAGAGCAGCGCAGGAAGGCAATAGCAGCACAGAGCAGGGCTAATCAGGCCACAGAGCTACTGAGCAACCCCTTATACATCGAGGCCGTTACAGTGATGAGAGCGGCTATGTATGGCGAGTTTGAAGATAGTAAGTTGGCTGATGCCGATACCCGTCACGAACTTTGGCAGCGTATGCAGCTCATGAAAGGCTTCCAAGACTACTTTGAGAAGATAGTAAAAGAGGGCAAGAAAGGCACTCAAACGATCACAATGCTAGACGATGCACCCAATAACCCGAACTTATGAACTTTAACCTGTGTTAAAATAATCATATAGGAACTAATATGGAAACCGCAGAACAAGCACTATTAAAAAGAATTTCAGTGGCAAGAGGAACAACGGAGCCTGAGCAATCAGCGCCAACCGAGGAACCAATAGCCGTGAATGTCTCCGATGAGGCACCGATTGAGGCAGATGTTGTAGTTGATGAGCCGGTAGTTACCGAGGAATTGACGGATGATGCAGCCGAGGTCGAAGAGGTAGAGGCCAGTGATGAGCCAGTAACCACAGAAACCAATGACGATGATGATCTTTACGTCTCGATTAAAGGGCGTGAAATAAACCTCAAAGACGTGGAAGAGTGGGAGCAAGGTAACTTACGGCAATCTGACTATACGAAGAAGACGCAAGAGCTATCAGAGCAGAGAAAGACCTTTGATGCTGAAAAGGAAGCACTCACCAGCCAGCAGGCACAATTGCAGGGCAGTATCGCAACCTTAGAGGCAATTATTGCAGAGGAAACGCTAAGCCCTGAAGATGTTGCCGAGCTTCGTGAGTACGAGCCAGACGCTTATATCAAATATACTGAAAAACTGAGTAAGCGAGAGAAGGTATTGACAGAGGCTAAAACAGAAGTTCAGCCTACCAGCGATGTCGATGTTGAAGTAGAGCGTAAGGCTTTATGGGACGCCAATCCTACATGGATGAAGGACGGGAAGCGTACCGAGGCGTTCACTGAAGATATGGATTTGCTGACTAAATATGCCCAATCTAGTGGTTATAGCGATGCTGAAATCTCAGGCATTCAACACTCAAAGCACTGGCAGACGCTGTTAAAAGCAGCCAAGTTTGACGCTTTAAGTGTGAAGAATGCAGCAATCGAGAAGAAGGTACGCCTAGCTCCGGTGAGTACAAAGCCAAAACAGGTGCAGCAGACGAGTTTGCAGAATGAAATCAAGAAGGCGGAAGCCCGACTGAAAGAAACTGGGCACTCAGATGATGCGATCAAACTGAGACAATTACGGCGTAAAGCCGCAGGATAAATATCATGGCAACTCCAGCCGATACAACCTCAACCTATGATGCGATTGGTAATCGTGAAGACCTAAGCGATGTCATTTATGACATTTCACCCACCAAAACTCCATTCTTAAGTGGCATTGCTCACGTTACAGCGACCGCCACCAATCACGAATGGCAAACCGATACACTCGAAGCAGCAAGTTCAACCAATGCTCAGATCGAAGGTAATGATGCGACGACTACCCAGGGCCCAGCCTCTGTACGTCTTGGCAACCTAACCCAGATCAGTGACAAGGTTCCTCGCGTTACACGTACCCAGCGCCAAGTTGAAAGCGCAGGTCGTGGTGATGAACTTGATTACCAGATCATGAAAGCAGCCAAAGAGCTAAAACGTGATATGGAATCAGCCCTGCTTGCCAATAAAGTCAAAGCTGTTGGCTCTGAGTCAGTAGCGCGTCAACTTGCCGGTATTGAAACTTGGCTAGCCACTAACACCAATTTAGGTGCGACGGGTACAGCCGGTTCTTTGGGTACAACTTTGCGTGTTGCTGGTACTCCCAGGGCATTAGATGAGGCCGATTTAAAAACCGTTCTCTCAGATGCGTGGGATCAAGGCGGCGACCCTGATACTATTTTAGTGGGTTCGTTTAACAAGCAAGCAATGTCCAGCTTTGTAGGTGGCGGTAACTCCGGCCCTGCTCAGCGTGTTGTCGATGGAAACTCAAGCACTGTTAACACAGCGATTGATGTCTACGTTAGTGACTTTGGTTCATTGCGGGTTATTCCTAGCCGCTTCCAGGTTCAAGAGTCTATGCTTGTTCTTGAAATGGATATGTGGGCGATGGCTACTTTGGCCAACTTCGAGGAAACTCCTTTAGCGAAAACCGGTGATAGTGACCGTGTTCAATTGCTGACTGAGTACACCCTGGAAGCCCGCAACGAAGCCTCAAGCGGTATTGTTGCTGACTTAACCACAGCGTAAACTAACCGGGGCCTTCGGGCCCCTTATAGGTACTATCATGGCTAGATGGAATCCCACACACAACATCATTAAGAACTTTGCCTTCGGTGATCCTGTTAAGCAGTACAAGACCGGCACACAGGCATATCTTAGCGGCGACGCTTTAGACTTCGCAGCGCTTAACCACTGTGCGACAATGATTAAGCCTGAAGATCAGGTTGTTGTTGATGATAATGAAGACGCTGAAGACAATGAGAAAGTTGAAGGCGGTGATGTAGCTTAAGCCCTTCGGGGCATTTTTTAGGATTGATTATGGCCACGTTTAAAGATTACGACCCCTATACCGGTATTACTGAAACATTCCACCAGGATGCAATGACCGGCGTTATTAAGATCAATCAGTCGCAGGAAACACAGTCACTAACTGACCTTAACAAGGATTACCGGTCGTATTTCGGTCAAGGCTGGAAAGGAGATTTCCACAAAGTCGCCTCAATACCGTTAGTAGTTATTGATATATGGCGCGAAGAATTAAAGGCGATGGGCGGTAGAGATTCAAACCCATTGGCTAAATCTAATGAAAAATGGTTTATCGCCAAGTTAAACAGCAGCGACTTTCAAGCACTGCGAACTAAAGAGGGCGTGATATGAGTCTCGATACTTTTGACAACCTAAAGCTTGAGATTGTCAGCTTTTCACACCGTAATGATATTGACTTAAAGGTTGATACTTTTATCGAGCTTGCCGAGCAGGAAATGTTTGCTAATCC